CCGCAGACCTCTTGTCCAAAACCAATAAGACTTATATTCTTATTTTTGACATTTCTCCTAAAACTTACTTTATTTGTATTTATATTTACCACAATTGCTATATCTGCACCTAATGATAACAAATAATCAGCAATGTCATTAATGGCTGTAGAGGCAAAAGTGCTTAATATTTTGCATTTAATTCCTTGTACTTCTTTATCCATTTCGTATATTTCTAGGGACGTTTTAATTTCTTCTAGCTTTACTAAATGCTGCTTTATAAGATTTTTTTGCTTTAAATTAAAGCCTTTAAAACCTTTATAAAAATCTTCTATGAAAACATTAAATCTATTTTGAGTATTCCAATATAATATATTTAACATTTTGGATTCAGGTAGTTGAAGAGCATAACAATCATAATCGTCACCTAAAAGGATTAGGGTTTTTTGAGCCTTTGTTAATTTAATATTAGTAATTTTTGAAAATACTTTATATGATAATTTACATGCCGAACTATATTCTTTTATTGCTGTAGTGGCATTTTTATATTCTCCAGAATCTACATGAGTTTTATGGTGATCTATAATAAAATGATTCTTTGTATCGATTAAATCTTTATGTTCGCCTACATCTAAATCTAATATGATTATTTTATCAAAATACTCTGGATCATATTTAGAAATAAACTTTATATAATCTTCTCTAAAATTTGTTACGGTAGTAACAGTTGTTGATATTTCGTCTTCTGGGTGGAACCATGAAAATACCAAATACGATATTACTCCGTCTAAATCACAATCTGTAAATAAATAATATTTTTTCATGTTATGTGCCTGACAATAATTTATTCGTTGATCCCAAGTCCTTTAATATATTTTCAATTGTATCATCCGCCTCTTTTACGTCTTGATTACTTAGTATATCATCATTAGTTTGATACATATAAAGTGTATCATAATCTATTCTTAATGCTTTTGTCCCGAAATTGGGTCCATATCGGTTCTTTTGCATCCCCAAATGTATTATACCCAAATCTTTATCTGTCTCATTACTCCATACAGCAAACATAACATCAGCTGTGTGAGCTAATCCCATGGATTCACTTGTGGCATCTAATCCGGGGTCAGCTTGATCATACCCTGATCTATTTAATTGTGTTGCACTTACTACTGGGCATTTAAAAATATAGCTTAATGCTCTTAATTGTTCGGTTACTAATTTAATATCTGTGTAGCTATTACCTGTTACCACGGTCGGTTGAATTAAATTAATATAGTCAATTATGATTGCATCGGGAGTTATACCCCTTTTATTGATTAATTGTTGTATGTATGCTCTAATATGGTTTACTGTAACTTCCTTTGGGGCATATTCTTTAATAAAAAGATTAGATGATTTTTTCGTTTTATAATCATTAATAAAGTCTTTTAGTTCTGTAGTTCTTGTAGGAATCGTAGACAATGGAATTTTTGATAATTGGCTGCTAATTCTTTTTGCATATATTGCTTCTGACATTTCCATTGTAATGACTATTACTGTTTTATCTTGACCTATAATATTAGCCGCAATGTTACCTAAAACTATACTTTTACCACTATTCGTTGCACCGCTAACAACATATAACGACCTACCCGTTTCAAGTAATCCACCCCCAATTATACGATCCAACCATTGAAATCCAGTGGAAATATACCTATTAGTCTTTAATAATTCATTAATATGACTATTTGGGTCACCAAAATAATCACATCCTAAATTGTCTACAATACTTAAATTACATGCTGAAGAAAATGCTTCATATGCTTTACTAATGTCTATTTCGTTTTTTGAAAAACTTTCTGCGGTTTCTAATAATGCTTGCTGAACACCCTTTTCTCTAAAAAACCTTTCAGTATTTTTTAATAATTCATCAATATTATAATCTTTATCCAAATCAGCAAAACTTGTAACGACTCGTTTAAACGATTCTTTTTGTTCAGGTGTTATTAATCTGAGTTTTATTTCAGTTAAATTAGGTGACTTATTATATTTTTTGTAAATGTCACAAATAATACTGATGATTAATTTTATATCCGTATTGTTAAAAAATATGGGATTTACTACATCAACTATACTGGCTAAATATGTTTCAGATGTTAATGCATTATAAGCTATAACAAGTTCAAATAACTTCCAATCTATTAGATGGGGTTTTGATTCTTTTTTGTTCATTCATCGGTTTGGGGTTCGAATTGTTCTATTTTGTTATATCTTAACTTAGATTCCAAAATTTTCTCTAGTTGAGGTATACATTTTTTATCCCAAAATTCCGGATCATTTTCCCATTTAGATGCAAACCCGAGTTTTTCTTCCCCCATGATATATGTAGGACCGGTTTGTTGAATAACTCCAAAATCGGTCGCCAGTTCTTTTAACCCTGTATATTTTGATAATCCTTTAAGGAAATTCAAATATAGTTCAGTCTTTAAAAAAGGAGGAACAAATCTGTTCTTAACAGTCATTGCTGATAATGTTACACCATTAACTTTATTGGCATTAGGTAACAAATCTGTATTATTTTTTTCAGCCTTTTCTTGTCGAACACCCATTTGTACCAATAAGCTTGCCAGATATAAGGGTCCAGATCCTCCTGATTGATTTTTAACCAAACTAGGATACATACTGGCTGGATCTGTATATATATGGTTTGAAAAAATCATTGGAACATTGGCCTTAGCACACTTATATGTTAAAGAGCGCATCATGCTTTTAATAGCTTTAGCTCTCATACCCATATCAACTGCACTTTTACCATCTCTAGCATCTGCAAGCTCTTTAGTGCTCGCCAAATTACCTAAACTGTCTAATCCTATAATGAATTTACCTTTCATATTAGGATCTTCAATAATTTTATCTAAAAATGTAGTCATTTGATTTCTGCATTCTTCAATAGATTCTACAGGCAGGTATTTAATTTTAGTTGGATCACACCCGAGATTTAAAGCAACGTTTCTATCCGTTGCTGCTTCAGAGTCCCATATAACAGGAATCATTCTCCTTTTTTGTGCATTAGCCATAATTTTCATCATGATTAATGTTTTTCCACATCCCGATGGTCCAACTAATCCTGTAATACGCCCCATGGGAATTCCGGCATACAGGGAACCTGAACATATTGCATTTAATGCTAAGCTCCCTGTATCTATCCAGTCGTCAACTATTGATAGGGCATTATCCGATAGCATAGAAGCATCGGGATTCATTTTATCTAATGCATTAAATATATCAGATACATCTAATTTATCGGATTTTGCCATGCCTTTATTCCTTATTCATCAAATAATTTTACTACATTACCTTGAGCATTTGCATTGTCAGGTGTAGCAATTGTATTATCAGGTACTATAATTTTACTAAACATATTAGTATATTGTGCTTGTAATTTAAAGTCTAATGTAACATTATTACTTTCGACAATATTATCCAACTTATAGAACCAAACAGTATCTTCATTCTTGTCTGCCTGAAACTCCTTAAAGAATGCAGGGAATAACTGGAGTGCCATTTGATTTGTTTGAGGATTGGGAACAACATGTACAATTACTGGATTCTTAACTGCTAAAAACCCTGCCTTTTGTTCTTCTGCCTCTTCACCGATAATGGTCCGTCCAACGGTATCTAAAAACGTAACTAATTTCATATAATTATCTCCTTCTTATTATTTTACTCTAACTCTTTGTATTTTCAACTTAATAATGCAAGTAAATCATTAACTGGTTCTTCTTGCAAATCCACTACGCGCCATCCTAAAGCATCATACAATCTTTCAACTGATGAGAATACAGTTTTTTCAAACATTTTTTCATAGTTGGCTGTTATCTCAAATTCAATTGGGTATTGTTGTAAGAACCCTATTACCGAAATACCATATTTATTTTTATCGGTATAAAAGAACTTTATTTTGTCTCCTGAATGAATTGTTTCATATTTATTGTCTATACCCAAGTCTTTAATTAATTTATTGTAATATATTGCTGCTTTACAGTGAATAGGTGTTCCTTTTCCCACTGTAAATCCATCTGCCCTTTTTGCATATTCTTCGAGATTCTTAATACCTCTTGGAAATGCCATTTCTGTAATATTTAATTTCTTAAATTTATCAAAAGCTTCTCTATAAGCCTTTTGTGTTGCATGATAATCCTTTGTTTCCAACACGGTCTTTATTATCTTTTTAATTAATGGTTTTACTTTTGCCGGAGTACCAGTTGATGCAACTTCAACCCCTATGTATTTAGTTTTATTGCATGCAATGCCCTCATCATCTAAAATGTGCAGTATATATCTCTTCTTTTTTTCAAAGAAAATTGCCGCATCGCAAATGGCTTCACGCTTAAATAGAAATCGACTATCTTTTGTATTCAATGTTTGCTGTGACCATGAAGTAATACTGGTATTCAAAAACTTTCCAAAATCTTCTATTAAACTATATGCGGCTTTTGTAATCTTACCCGATTCTGTTAAATCTATACCTTTGTGTTTTAATAAGTTTTTAAAACTAATGTAAATGGAATCCGTATCGGAATATATATTAATGTCTTCGTCCAGCCCATTATTTTTTGCAAATTCGTGACCTATTTCTGCTGCCTGCTTTACTACAGCTTGTCCAGTCAGTGTAATACTAGAAGCAATATCAACATCACAAAAAGGACTGTATTTGTTAGCAAAGGTCCCGTACAAACGGTTTAAAAGAATTTTTTTAGTGAACTGAAGAATATCTAAATCATTAATTCTTTTATCAGTTCCACTAAGCTCTTTTTCTATTTCTTCTTTAGTTCCCATTTTTTTATTGACTATTATATGTGGATTATTTTCTAAGGCTTTTAGTTCTGCTAATAACTTGTTTCGTTTTAATCTTAAACTTTTTAATTCTTTCTTGTCCTTAACACGATCTGCATAAATAATATCTACTAATTCAGGACAAAATCCTTTGTGTTTTTGGCTAAATAAAATATTGGCTTTAGAAATAGCAATCTCTTGTTGTGTTATGAATTTTTTAAATTGTTCTAATGTGAGCGTATAACGTTTATCATTTGAGAGTAATAGTTCTACACTGTCTTCTTTTGTCTTAAGTATTTTGCCCACCTTTGTTTCAGGGCTGATATTCAATGTGATGATGGTATTTGGATATAGACTATTAGCATCAAAGCTTACAACACCCTCATGCAAACCTTTTTGAGGGATCTTTACAAATCCACCGTCGTATGGTTCTACTTCGTTTTTAGGAAATGTAGGGATAATCATTCCTTTAGATAATGCTTGAAGTGCTAAAGCGCCTGTTACTATGCTAACTGTGCCCAATGCTGCTTCAAAATTGGTCATACCTAGATATGCTAGCATTCTGACTAGCATTAAGAATTGTAATTTCTTTTCCAGTTCTACGATAATTCTGGTATCCTGAATGTTATATTCTACAAATTGCTCCCAATTTTTATTAGCTAAATCACTTAAGCTAGTTGCATTATATGCTAGTTTACCTTTACCCAATTCAACTTCACCAATGTGATCTAGCTTATAGCTTTCCTGTTTTGCTCGACTAAAAGTCATATAAGCGTCCATGTAGTCAATTATACTAAGACCACGAATATGCCAACGAGTTCCCATTTTACCAAATTGTAATAATACATTTTCTCTCTTGTAGATATCGTCTACCGGAGATAATGCACTCGCGGCTTCTCCACCCAATACATTATTAATACGATTAATTAAATAGGGAATATCAAAACCACAGATATTCCAACCAGTTACAATGTCTGGAAAATCCTTTCTCCAAAATCTAATAAAGCTGCGAAGTAAATCAGTTTCTGTGACGCATTGATAATATTTTACATTATCTTCTTTAGGATAAAAATCATGTCCCAATCCCCAGGTGTGATATGTATTTGTTAAGCTGTCATGTACAGTTATAAGTTGCACAGGGTCTCTTGCTTCTGTTGGTTCCGGAAAGGCATTTGGACTATCAGTTTCGATATCCAATGAAAATACTTTTAAAGGGTACTGACTGAATTCTTGCTTGCTATTCTCTTCACCAAATTCATCGATTAATATTTGCTGTTCAATTGGTAAATTATAGAAAATTCTTTTAATACCACTTTCTTTTATATATTTGTTACGTTCAAAACTATTATCAAATTGAATTTTTCGTAATGGTGTATTATAAATGCTATTAGCATTTGCGGAGGATTGATCTGCAGTCTCAATATATAAATACGGTTTAAAAGGTTTATCTATTTTAATCCTTTCGCCAGTATTTTTGTCCCAGGTCCATAATCTATATGACCTTTTACGGGCATTGTAATGAATGTGTCTATAGCTTGTATAATCCATGTATATAATACTACTATTATTTTATATTAAATCAAATGGATTATTCTGGGTTATTGGTTAATAATGCTTTGCGCTCTTTGTCTTTATAATTTGTAAAGTACAATTCTTTGTATTCATCTAAATGATCATTTAAGTGCATTGTTTTTGCATAATCATATACTTTATCTGACGATTTGATGTATACATTAATATCTTTTGTTAGACTTTTAATTCTATCTATCAATTCAGCGCCCGTTGTAAACTTTAATTCATTTGGTGCTGCTTCATATGTTTCAAAATCCTGACAAATACAAGGTATGCCTAAATTAGCGGCTTCTAGATATTTAATGTTACTTTTTGCCCTGTTAAATCGATTGTCAATTAATGGTGCATAGGAAATAATACCATTAAGATCATATATGCCTTGCGGGTAATCTAACATTTGTTTCCAATTATGAAATTCCATTTCACCATTATCTATAAATGGTTTGCATTTTAATGGGAAACATCCCATAAATACCCATTTAAAATCTTTTCGAGTGGCTATTATGTGATCTACTACGTGTGTAAAATCATCAACTTGATTGGTTCTGTTTATTACATCAATATGTGTGCCAGAGCCCGTATAAATGATTCGGGGGCGTTTTTTATTTTCTTCAAAAGATTTCAATAATCT